GAGGTTGATCCAAGGAACAGCATGTCAAGCAGTTGGATCACTTTGTTTGGGTTCTCTAGTCCCATTTTGTCACATCTCCTGAGAGGAACCGTCTCTGGTCCCCCGATTTTATTTATAATTGCACTAAGCCCTATCAATAGCACCCCAGGCCTCGTTCCAGTTTGTCTCCCACGTTTCTTTGTGAGGACGGCCTGGTCGCCACGCTTCCAAATATTGTTCCCAGGCTCCCTGGGCATCTCCTCTTTCTGGTAGAGCATGTGGTAAAGTCCAAAGCAACAGTCGTGCAAGACCTGCTGCCAGCAAGTCATTATACTGAACTGCTCGATAAATAACTGCGTCTTGGTTTTCAATAACCAGCATTCCCAGCAAACTTTCTGCATATTCCACTGAGGCGTGATGTGTCATCACACCTATGATCCCAGCAGTTTCAAACTGCCAGAAGCCCATCGCGGGACCGCGAACTTGCCTGCGGTATTTAAACTTGCTCTCTTGTAAGCCGATGGCTAGTAACATAGCTCTTGCACTGTCGGTAGTCATTGTCGCTGGTAAAACTGAAAAAAGTGGGTTAAGTATTAAATCGTGTATAACAGATGGAGACATTAAATACCTTCCGTATTGCTATTTGGCACCGCGCCAATTGTATTGCCACCAGGCTGCGGAAAGAAGGAACCTTCAGGTAAACTTAAGACTCGATCAGTTCTGCGTGTTGCTGTTTGCAGTGAAATTGATGCGGAAGCGATATATTTGGTCCATTTACCTGCATAAAGCACAGCTCGGCCTACATCGTAGATTTCCAAGTCAGGAATATCAAACAAGTAAGCCAGAGCCCCATGAACGAGACCTTCATGGTAGGCAATGGGAATTTCCGGTTCAACGTCTGGAGCTGCTTCAAGGTCCATTGCGGTAGGAAGCGTGTATCGCTCAACAGTCACGTTACTGGATGAATCTGGGTTTGGAACTAAGCGAGCCTGTAGAGGCCCATAGTCACTTACAATAAACTTTGGTGTGCCTGATGCAGCGCGCCAGGCAGAGAATTTTGCGGCATCTTCCGTCCCGTTCAGGTCGAAGTGCCCATAGTCTAACTGGTGTTGTGTGACCTTGGTAAGCGGAACACCTGCTATATCACCACCAATCACCCAAACTGTTCCAGCGGGTAAGGTGATAAAAGCGACTCCACTAGTGAAGGCTACTGTGCCAGAGGCAAATACACAAAGAGTCTCAGTCGCAAACTCATTCTGAGCTGCGTTCAGTGCCTCAACAATAGTGTCTTCATCCAGGGCGGTCTGTCCGATAGCATCATCTAGCTTCCGACGAACAGCTGTCATCAATTCAGCAAGTGTCATAGCATCGGTCCTGCATTACCAATAGCCGGGAGGTAGCGCCGAGTGAAGGCCTTACGAAGCTGAGGCAAGAAGTTCGTGATCTCTTGCGCAGCAGCTCGGCTTAGTGGCTCGTCAGGGCGTAAACTCACAGCAATTTTCAATGCCTCATACAGCAGAACCTTGTGGTACTCTGCTTCCCACAATGGCTCATCTGCAGCGAGGGCCAGTTCTGTCGGCCGCAGCCACCGATCAGCGTAAATTACATAGATACCATTCGGCTCCGGATCGACCTTCCACTGCTGGTCAGGAGTCTGAATTATCCAATTAGGCGGGCCAGGCGACAGCTCTACGTTCCGCTGTTCCCATTCCCAAGTCTGATAGGTTTTCGTGAGCAGAGTCTGGTGTGCTGTCTGCCCATCTGGAATAAAATATAGAGACTGCTGATCAAGTATCTTGATTAATGGCAAGGTGTAATCAGCAGTCCCATCTATTGTAGTAATAAAAGCATCGCGTTCGTGATGGAACTCCCACTGGTCAGACTCCAGTTGAATAGCCAGGTACGCGGTATTGATCCACCCATGAAGCAAGTTAGTGGAATACTTGTACGGCTCTTCTAAGTCCCCAATCCTAACGCGGATTTGACGAGTAATCTCAGCGAGGTCCATAGCGATTTACATGCTCTTGTCTTTGATGCTGTCGTACCACACAGCCCCTTTCGGGTTGGTATCCCTGTACTGGTGGGGAAAGCGTAACATACGATGCATCTGGTTGATGTCCGAGGTCGATCCATCAGCATTCTTCTTGTAAGAGAAGTTCCAGTTCTCACGCTTAGCGCGAGCCAGGGCTTCCAATACAAAACGGGGACACTTACGAAACTGCCCACGTATGAAGTGATAGGATTTTCCATTGATTGATACTGTCACAAGGCGCGTCGAGTCATTCAGGCTCTGAGTTTCCAGAACCATGACCTCTACGGTCTCGCACATGAAGGCCAAGTCACGGGTATAGTCCTTGGTGGCTTCGTTGTCTTGCATAATGATAGGTGTCTGTACACCTTCATCTTCATGGATAGATTCATCCAATACTTTTTTAGACTCGCCGCTATCGGATTGCTTTTGAGTTGTTGCCATAATAGTAAAAAGGGGGGCCGAAGCCCCCTCCTCCGGTGGTGTGTTTAGCCCCAGGCTTCCCAGACAACGTCATCGTCATCGGTCTCCAGGCCAGCAGTAGCAACAACAACGTCGAAGCTCTTACTGTCTGCGCCAACTGTGATGCCGACATCTGCATAGGTCATGGTTCCCGCTGCGACGGACAAAAGTCCCTCAACGTTGAGAGTCCCGAGAGCCGCATCAACAAACAATACAGCCTCGACACGATCAGTCAGGTTGACCACTCGAATCTTCTTGGGGGTGAAACCCAGAGTGATGGTGAAGTCGGCTGCTGTCCGAACCCCTGTACGGGACCCGGTAGCAAACTGACCGCCATCAGCTGGGTAGTTAGCTTGTGCACTTGCAAGAGTCATGTCTTTACCTCGTAAAGTTTATCTAAATATTAAGCCACACTCTTGCGAGTGTACTCTATCCAGACTGCGTAAATGTGAACAGCGTCACCGTCGTTGGTTCCGCCAAGCGTTAATACCACACTCACACCACCTGGAGCCGCCAGCACACCGTCCTTACCACAGGTAAAGATCAGTTCGCTTGCTGCCTCAGTAATAGCTAGAGCTGCTGTGTCCTGGATATCTGCGTTGGCTACATCACCTACACCAACTGGAAATACCTCACAATCCAACGTCAGCGCATCGAGGGCAGCGTCTTTGCCAACAAGCGCGTGGACCGTAAGGTCTTTGCTATCGTCCAGGTCTGAAGGAACAGCGACAGTAAAGCCAAGAGCTTCACCTGCCGTTGCGTCAACAGGAATCAGGATAACCAGTTCTTTATCAGCAAGCTGCGCGTAACCCGCGACAGTTGTTGCTTGCTTCAGAAGGGTCGTACCGTCTTCCCGAGTCACTGCGCCAAGAGCAACAGGGATTGAACCCCCTTGCTCTATACCCTCTAAATACCGCTGAAGCGCTTCCGCCCCAGCTGCACTCAGGTGAGGCTGCAGCGCAATGATAGTCTCATTAAGCTGTCCCATACCTTGATTACTCCTCTGTACCGACGAAGGCTACCGCCATCCAGGCATCGTTCAGCACAGCTTGTGCCTGCCAGGAGATACCACCAACGTATCCGCGCTGACCCAGGGGATCAGACTTGGACTTGGTAGACGGAGGAATGTGGCTCGCATCCAGCGCATTCTTACCGCGCAGGCCAACTTGACCGAAAGCATCACCACCGGCCTTGCCTCGACCGAGACAGATCAGCGGATAAACGTCGATATTGGTTGCATCGTCAGCCTTCGGATCAGTAGAAGGTACCCACGAAGCAATCAGCGCACCACCGGCTACCTGATAAGTCAGGATAGGGTTGATGATGATACGGAAGCGACCCAACGCGCCGATCTCGTAATCGGGATCAAGCAACTGAACAGCCGGACCATAGTCGGCAACTTTGACGAAGCCGGTAATGTTCTCGAAAGTCTTCTCCATATCAGTATGGCAGTAGACAGGCCAGGAGGCTTGTACAGACTGCGTACCGTAGTTGGGACCAGACTTGAGAGTCTTGTTGATGGTGATTCCGTGTGCGCCAAGAATAGAACGCGAGATGTCCTGGAACATGCCTTTGGTAGGCGGACCATTGACAGTGCCAATGGAGTTGCCTGTGCCACCGAAGAACTGGTTAGTACAGCCCTTCATTTCGCCGTAGACCATCATCTCCCGAGACAGCACGATACGAGCGGCACACTGATCTTCCATCTCAGGAGGAACAGTCATACCTTCTTCGTGTACGTGGCGGAACTTGTCGGTGTAGGAGTACAGACAACCGATTTGCTGCAGAGTCGTCGACAGCGTAGTCCATGCAATGGAGTCTGCAGTCGGCGTTACACCTTCCTGTACGAGGTGTGTGTTAATGAACGCGGTGTCACCGCCAGCAGCAATCCACTGGTTGTCTACACCACCGAAGGGGAGAAAACGTTTCCACTCAATCAGCTCGGAAGAATTCTGGGGAATTTCCTCCATAGCGCCGACCTTAGTCAACATTTCCTGCGCCTGTGCTTTTGCAAGGATACGACCTTTAAACTTCTCGTGCTGGCCTACCTGCGTTGTATATGCTTGTCCTGGCATTATCGTTTGACCTCTTCAAATGCTTCATCGAATCCCGCGGCGAAAGCTTCATCGGCTGATGGAGCCTTGGGCGTTGGGGGTATCCTGGATCGGCTGGAGGGCACTTGCCCATTCTGCAGCCGCTGAGTTTGCTTGCCAGCTTTTTCAGCTCGTTCCTCATTCAGTTTTGACTCCCACTTCTCGAAAGAGCGCAAGGCTTGCACATAAGGCGCACCGAACGTCAAAAGAGATTGTTGAGTCTGATAACCCTGCTTGGAGTACCAGCCCATAAAGTCTTCGTGCCTTTGACCTGAAGGCTCGAATCTCCCATCTTTCACAGGTGGAACTATATCTGCGATCACTTCGGGAGAATAAGCTGACAACACTAACTGTTGACCCATCCACTCCTGCATCTCGGTCCTGATAGGATCAATGTGCGGGCGGAGTGTGGTTTCATCCAGCGGTGAAGTCTGAAATGCGTCCTGCAATAATGGCCCGAGAACTTCTGCAAGTTTCGGGTCGTAGGCTTCAAGTCCTTTATGAAGCTTGTCAAGGTCGAAAGACGATTGAGTCGGTAGACCTTTTTCATAGGTAGTAAAACGCTCGTTCAATTCGCTCAGGTTGCCCTGGAAGCGAGACTCCATAGCGTTCAAGTTGTCTGGCATGTCACGAGCACCTGTTAGGATACCCAGTGCAGCTTCTTCGTCGAAGTCTCCAATAAACATTGGGGGCAGATCATCGTCACCACCTTCTCCACCAGGAGGGAGATCGCCCTCACCTGGGTTTAACAGGGTGGAGTCGAGAATTCCTGTGTCAATTTCGTTACCTTCTGCGTCAATCGGGGGCATTGTTCAGTTCCTCTTCAATTTGTTTCCTTAGCGCCAAGCAGGTTAGCCGTTGTCCTCTAGCTAACTCTGTCTTGACAGCATCCAGACCGGGTTTGGCTGTCTGCTCTGATAAGATAATAGCATATCCTTCCAAGTATTGCAAAAGCTTTATTGGGTCAATATACTTCCCCTCCATAGGAGCGTAGATAAACGCATCTTTCAGAGTGGTCGGCGGTAGTGAGATCGTTTCACTCATCCAGCTTGCCCTCCTTCAAGGACCTCCAGCGCAGCCCCGACCTCTTCAGGAGAAGGTTGTCCTCCTATAGGCTGTGCTGGAGATGGTAAGGCGGGCGCAACAGACTGGTCTGCAGGTAAGGCCTGCTCACCTTGCCGTGTACTTTGCACAAGCTGCACAGCTTTTAGTAGATCGTCCAGCTGTTGTGCCCGTTCGCTCTGCTGATTTGTGAAGTCATCCTGCATAGCTTTCAAAGCTGTACGCATATCTTCGGACTCACGCTTCATTTCAGCAATTCTTACATCGGCAGCGGCTTCAATCTGCGCTACCTGGAGCTTAACATCAGGCTCCTTCTCAGCTGCTTCCAACTGTTCGCGTTCTTTGTCGGTCATTGCAAGCTGTTCAAAGTTCATCTGGAAGCCTTCGAGGTAGAGTTTCATCCACTTCGATGGCGACAGGCCGTATATGGGCTGGACTGCTTTGTCCCCGATCTGGAGCAAGGCTTGTTGTTGCAGTTCCCGTATGATGAGGGAGGACGAACCGAGCGGCTCGATCACTGCATCACCCTGAACTTCGGGAGGTCCATACTCCTGGGCCCACTCATAGAACGCGGTGATCTGCGGTGTGCAGGTTCCGTTGTCCCATTCCTTGACTACTTGACGTAGGACAGTCGTTGCGTTGTTCATGAGCTGCTGGGAAATCCCTACAGCCTCGGTTACGGCCTTGCCCTGTAGCAGGAGGGACAGTCCGGTAGTGTCCTCAGTCATCTTGAGCCAGAAGTTAATGACCGGCATGATCTCGTTCAGGTAGTTTTGGAACTCCAAGAACGTCAGAGCATTCTTTGCTTCTGCCACAGCATCGACACCAGGCAAAGGACTCTTGACTTTCCACCGCTTGTACGGGTAGAGGTCCCAGTTCCCATCAGTCGGTTCAATCAAACCTTCCATTTCCAGGATCTGCGGACCAACAGAGTAGCCCATATTGTCCATGAGTGCTCTGACTGCGGCAGTTACGCCTCGCTGTGGGGTCTCTGCTTGCTCGCTGATACCTATACCTGACCAGCATCCATCACGCGGCAGCCAAGCCAGCATCCAATATGGAAACTTTTGAGACTCCAGCCAATAGACTTCACTCTTGATAATCCGCTTGTTGCACAATACGGTGACTTGAAAGCCTAGCTCTTCTTTGCCTTCCTGGTGCTTATAGACCAAGACGCCAGTACGAATCCACAGCTCGTGTGGACCTTTCTCAGCTTTCTTCTTGGACTTGCCTACAACCTGTGGCCCTTCTTCCAAGCACAGATCAATCTGGGCAGCGTCATAGGAAGGATCATTTTTGTATTCTGTCAGTTGCCGACGAGTTGTCTCGGGCACATGCTCGAAGAAGAACCGACCGTTCTGGATGTCTGGGCCACAGTCAGGATCAGGATAGCAGTTCTCGACCTTCACAACCTCAGTAGACGGTACATACCTTAGTTGTGCTGCCAGCTTCTGCTGTACCATTTTCCCTTTGTTTGGGTCTTCAAACGCAGTAGGCAGAGCTTCGAGGAAAGCTTCCAGTTCGGCGTTCGTTTGGCGCATCCGAGGGAACGGGCCTTTGATGACGCCTGTGCCGACTTTTCCAGCTTCCATGATTTGTTCACGGACTGCAGCATCCCAGTTAGCCTCTTTCAACCAGTCCTTGATAAGTTCTAGAGCCTTGGCTGCTGGGCCGTTCTCCACATCTTCTTCTA